TGCTCTTTCTCTTCTTGACCATTTTGATGTTGAGTAATCAGCATAGCCACCTTTAGTTGCTTTTGTGATTCTAAAATCAACACCTCTCACACTGTCAGTTGGCAATTCTTCCATTTCTGGATCCAGTAATGCCGCTCTGATTATGTTAAAGATTTGAGGACCAATTATAAATCTTCTAATTGGATTCTCTGGTGTTGTGTCCTCTGCTAATGGATTTGTTGTAACAAAACCTTGGAAAATATAACTTTTCTTTTTCCAATATTTTCTGCCCATGTCTTCCATGCTTTTGTCTTTGAACCATGGTCTAACCTCTGTTAGTACTGGACAAGTTTTGCCATACATCTCCATACAAGGAACTTGTACAGTAACTGGTCTTGAATCAGTCTGACCTTTGATGCCTGCAAAAGGCAGTTTGATCATGTTCCTTTCAGTCCAGAAAAATGTATTGTTTGTGTCCTTATCTGGTAAAAATCTAAGAACTGCTTCGTCGCCTTCTTTGATATTCCAGTGTGGATAAATGGCGTTGTCTCCGCCTGTTGATGAACCTGAGCGATTAGGTTCCTGTGATTTCAGTTTCGCTCTTATTTCAGCCAATGTAGCCATAATGTAAGCCTCCTATTTGTGCCTATGTTTGTTTTGCCTAAATGTATATTAGACATATAGTACATAATATACAACTATATTTATCTAATGTCTACTACTATTATTGGTAAAATGAAAGTGATTTGATTCTGTCTAATTCTGGATTAGATTCTTTGACTGGATTTTTTAATTTGTCAAAATTCTTTGCTAGGTATTGCATTGCCGTTTTTGCATCACCTGTTTTAAAAACTTCTTTTCCGTCTTTGTCTAGCACAGCATTGACTGTTTTGCCATCATCACCTTTGTACATCGACACATATGGTTTGATATCTTCAAAAGTCAAGCCTTCTAGTTGATTTTCTGTTTTGTCTGTGTATCTTTTATCACCAGCTTTCATTCTCTGAAACGCAGGAGTATTAAGGTCCTTGTCTGCTTTAGACACCGACATTGGTTTCATTGTTGCTAGATAACCTTCCTGATCACCATAAACTTTTTTAAATGTTTCTGGATCATGATCTGCTAATTTTTTCATTACAAACTCTCTTGGAGCAGTATCTTGCTTGTAAATATATTTTCCAAATTCATCTAGATCGCCTGCATCCAGTAAGTCTGCGGATTTTTTGAATACTTCAGCATCCATTGACTCTGGATCATCCATACCTGCTTTTCGAATCATTCTTGATGCAAGTGTAGATCCTTTATCTTCTTCAACTTGATCAATATTTTCAACCCATGATTCAAATTGTTCTGTTTCTTTTGCTTTGCCTTTTATGTCTTTTTTAGGATTGTAATCTGCAGGATCCATTCTTATTTCATCAGCAAAGCCAGGATCTTTTTGCATTTTTTTGTAGTCATCAATATATCTTTTGGCAAGTTGAATTGCAATTTTTTTATTTTTAATGTAGTCCGGTGTTGGTTTGAAAGCGGCAGACTTTTCTTGGTCTAGTCCATCTGCGACTCTAGATGCAAAGTTAGCTATTCTATCCTCTTCGCCTGATTTAGTTAACATTCTTTCTGCTATGTCAGACATGATTGAACTTAACATTGTGTTTTTGTCTTTGAATTTTGTAACTGTCAAAAGTTTGTCTGCTGATGCATCTTTACGTAGTACTAATTTGTTGTCTGGATCTGTTAAGAAACTTGTGACAATACCACCGTGGTCAACTGGTGGTTCAATTGGTGCATCAATTGGTTCATCACCTGGTTCAAGTTCGTTCACTTGTGTTTCCTGTGTAGGTTTGTAATTTTCTGAGTCTTCTGGTTTGTCCATTGCTGAATCATCAACATTTTTTTGATTGATGAGATAATCTTTTGCAATCTCTACCATTTTTCTTAAATCTCTGTTTCTTTCTTCTTCGGAGTCATCTACGTTTGGAACGTGTTGTCTCATTTGTGCAAGTGTATCTGACCCAGGCACTTTGTTCTTGATTAATTCATCTATTGCTGTGCCATGATCATGAAATTCATATTCGTCACTATCTCTGTAACTATTGTTTCTTAACACATCTCTAGCATGATCTAAGTGTTGATAGATATGGTACTTAGGTTTTGTTTTTATATCTTCGGCCTCATCTTCTACTACTGGCTTTTCTATCTCACTCATTATTTTATGTATAATTGGTAGAGCATCTTCTACTCTTGAATCTAAGTTTCGCATTGTAAATTTGTCTTTGTATGAATTTGCAGTCTCATCATCCAGCACAACTTCATCTGCTGTTTTGAAATCTTTTGATGCAGTTTCGTAATGTCCTTGTTTAGATAAATTTTTAACATATGATCTTAAATTTTCTAATTTTAATTTTGTCTGCTCAATGATGTCACCAGCATTGTCATTCAATTGATCTTTATTTGACACAAATCTAGAAAATGAATTTAATTTTGCAATATCTTCTGATGTTTGTATAATGTGTTGTCCAAATTCATCATGTGGTCTTCCACCATTAGACACGTGTCTTGTCATTGCTCTTGCACCTGCTAAATGTGTCATTGGATATTTGAATCTTTCACCGTCCTCGTTTTCGATGTATAATGATTGTATTTGTCTTGATCTTGCACCTGGCACAGTTTCATCAACTGAACCTGAATGTCTTATTATTAATCTTGTTTTGTCTAAGTTTTCGTATGAGCGTTTAGCAGTGCCTGTCAGTCCTTCTTTAACTTCTACACCTGCTAGTTTAGTAATTCTGTTTAATTCTTCTTGCATCTCATCAGTATTTACCGTTTTGTTCGTATCTGCTATATTTTGATAATCCTGCTTCGTTAGGTTAGATTTAGTTATATCTCGTACATCAAATCTTAAACTATGTTCTACCGCAAAATCCTTCATTTCTTTTAGGAAAGCGTACCATTCGTCTTTGCTGTCTTCATCAATTTTGTCAACTAAATCTCTGTTATAGAATACTTTCATATTCTCTCCATCTGCAATGCTCATACTTACCGAGCCAAATGTATCAGAATCTGGCTGAAATTCAAACTCAAAAAACACTGCTTCACTTGGATCTGCTGTTGCTCCACCCGACTGGTCTCCTATTTTGATGTTAGAAAACTGGGATCTAATCTTGTTAAATAGGTCTTGTGAAGTTTTTGGATTCATATAATGTATTTATTATCCGTAGAAGTTTCCAAATATTGGCATTGGTGTTGTCATTTCACTGCTTCGATCAGTCCATTTTTCAAAAATTTTAGGGTCAAAATCTGCAAGCACTTTCATCATACGTGTCATTAACAAGCAAGAACTTACTAAATCGTCGTGCTGTCCTGGCTTAGCCTTGTAACTTAGTCCAGTGGCTACAAAGTCCTTCATTTCACTTATTAACAATTGGGAATTAATTTTCATTTTGCTGCCTTCCACAAGTTCTTTAAATTTTGTGCAAGCATCAATTTTATGTTTTGCAGTTGTATTAAAACCTCTTCTAAATTTACGTCTATGTCCTTTCCTAATGGGTTCGCTTAAAAACATTCCCATAATATTTTCTTCTCCAATATCCATTACTCTCATCAAAGCGGCCTCACCAATTGTGTTATTTTCCATACTATAGAAAATTTGAGGTGATGCACTTGCGTCTTTTTCAATAATAGAATCATGAATATGTTTATTAATGCCTTGCAGTATTCTCACCTGTTGATTCATTGGAGTCATGTTATGATGCCATTCTCCCACTTGTTCAAATGTTGGTAGTTCAAATACTTGAATAGCGGCATAGTCACCACCTGTACCCATACTTGGATCAAGGCTAGTGAGATATGTATGTCCAGGAGTAGGACGTTTGAACCAACGTACCTGTCCTGTTGTTTCTACAGGCGCCACCCCTTCCATGTCTGCAAGCACTAAACTTGATATTAATGTTTCATCAAATATTAAAAATTCACATTCGTGCTCACGTCTAAATCTTTCTTCACCAATTCTTGATCTCTCAGTTTCAGCCCATTCTTCATCTCTGTCTGGATGTTCACTCCAATGTGCCTTCATGGCATAAAAGCCATTAGTTCCTACAGTTTTATCATTTCCGTATTCGTCAAATCTTTTATTGGCTTCTTTCCAAATCATTGCAAATTGATCTTCATCACTGTTTGGTGTGGATGTTATTAAGCACTTACCTCCAGTTGACAATGTTGGTGACAATGATGTCCAAAACTCTTTGGCTTTTTCAGGTGGTTGCACAAACGCAAACTCATCACAGTATATCATTGTCAAAGACATACCTCTACCTGTGTTTTCTGTAGTTGTAGTTGCCATTATTTTTGATCCATTATCAAATTCAATGGAGTTTCTGTTGTATTGTGTCACGCCTGCTTTTATCCAACTTGGCAACATTTCATATGCATAACGGACCCTTGACATAATATCAGATGCGCCTGCGTATTTGTGTGCCGCAATCAAGATCTGCGAGTCTGGTTTAAACATGGCATACCATATAAGATATCCTGATGCACACGTAGTTTTTCCTGTTTGTCTAGGCAACATTGAAATACTGAATCTGTGACTGTTGTATGCTTCAATTAATCTTTTTTGATATGGGTAAGGTGCAAAAGGCAATTCTCCTTTTGTAGGATGTTGTATCTTCATGAAAGTTTCCATGAAGTATAATGGACCTGTTTTTGGATCCATACACTTTTCAAGTTGTATCACTTGTTCTTTAGTGTACTTGTGTCTTTTATGCGCCTTTTTGATTTGGTCGCTGTCTAATGATACATACGCCATAGTGTTTTATTTAATGGTATAAATGTATTGGGAAAAACTAACTATTAGTCTTTTTTGGCCATTGCTTTTTTAATTGCAATGTCTCTAGACTTAAGATAATCTTTTGAATCTATATCACCATCTTTATCGTGATCAGTGCCTTGCTTTTCAGCAAACTTTGCTTCATCTTGATATGATTGTTTGAAACTTTCGTATTGTGTTCTCAAACTGTTAGCTAGATCTTGTTCAGTAATTTTGTCTTCAACTGCCATTGGATTGTCACCTGGATGTTCTTTTCTAAACTGTTGTTTTTGTCTGTTTAAGCCACCTGATTGCACGTTGACTAAATTATCTGTGTCTAATGTTTTTGGTAAATCTCTTTCAGCTTCTTTTTCAGAATTTGCAAAATTTTCTTCTGCTTTTTCCATGTCTGGCTTCATCATCATATCACGCATTTTAGCCATTTGCATACTGCCCATAGCGTCATCACCTGGTACATCCATTTGCTTATTCATTGCACCTGGGTCCATTTGTGATCCATGTTCTGGTTCCATACCCATCATCGAGGCATCAACAGGTTTCACACCTGCCATTTTTAAAATTTGCATCAGCATACTAGCCTCTTGTGGTGAGTCAGTTGTGATGTGCATATCTTCTTTTACGTTTTTTTTATCTTTTGTTTCCATAGCGTTTGTATTTATATCCTCTCCTGTGAATTTTTCGTCTCCGTCATCATCAAATTTATCGTCGATCATTTTAGCGGCAATTTCAAGTTCATAACTCGTAGGCATTTGAGCTTTTGCCTTTTTTGATTCTATATCCTGTAGGACTAATCTTTTTGGCATCTTTAGATCGCCACCATCGCCAACGTAACTGTTCACGATTTCTTCAGCACCAACCTGCTCGTCAGATGCTTCGTTGACATCATCCTTCATTGCCTGCTTAGTGGCTGTTGCATACATGACTGCATCAGCATCTTTACCATATCTTTTTTTGAATCCTGCCTTGTCTTTTTTCATGCTTTTAACTATTTTTTCTCTTTTGCCCATTTCACCTTTTGTCATTGATCTGCCTGTAGTAGAATGTTCACCGCCGTGTTTTTCCGTAATTTCTCTTTGAGAGATTTCATTCAATCTCTTCATTACATCAATAATTTCCATTATCTTTTTACCTTTGGCTGTCTAAATTTGTAGTGTGATGCTGGATCTGGATTGCCTTTAACTGGTGCTTTTCCTGTGTTAATTGGGGATGCCGCTGGATTTTCTTCAACCTTACTTTGGACATCTTGTTCAGGTTTTGGTTTTTCAGCATATTCTATATTGGATTTATTTTTCATTAACTCTTTTAGCAAGCTCATGTTTGCTTCTGACGAATGAAACTCTTCTGCTTTTACTTTTGGTGCATCTGACATTTCAATATCTTGTAATTTGTTTTTGTATTCTGAATTTTTGGCAACTTGCATTTGTTCTTGATATTCTTCAGTTGGTTCACCTGGCTTTCGAATGACAATGTGTGTTTGTGGCACATTCATATACGTGCCAATATACTCTTGCATTTCTCTTGTAGTGGCTGGATAGTTTGTTGTCACATCAAAAATAGTGACGGATTCATTGCTTAGATATGGGAAATCTAAAGGCATTGTCATTATTGGAGTCTTTTTTCCAGCTGACATTTTTGCCACTTCAAATTTTTGTAAAGCTGTTTCTAATTTATTACTGAAATCTTTGTCTATATCTCCAGCTACCTTAATTTTGTAGTCATATGACTTTACTGATTCTGTTAGATATTCTTTAAAAGTGCTCATACGCAATATTTAGTCTTTTTTAAGTAGTTTCTTCATTAAATCGTTACGATCTGATATTACAAATCCTTCACTTTCTTCAACCGTACCCGTGTCATTATCGCCTGTTTGGTCTATTTTCATCTTCTTAAGTTGTAATTCAACCATTTTTAATTTTTTGTCAATCTTGTTAGATTTAGCGTCAATTGCATTTCTTAACATTGTGCTGGCTACCTCAAATATACGCCCTGAATATCTAGAGTCTACATTCATTCCTAAATCCATTAAATTTTTATAACTTTCTTCTGCTTCTACAGCTAGCTTATCTAGTTCTAAGTCTGACAATTCGCCTAGGCCTTTGACTTGAGGTAAAGCGGCCGCCACTTTGTCAAATTCTGCATAACTTTTTTGTAAATTTTTATGTGTTTCAGGATCTAAATTTTTTGGTTTGCCATTTGCGACGTCTTTATCTTGTTTGGCTTTTTCCTTTTCATCAACTTTGTTAAATGCCTCTTTCACATTTGGTAAATTAAGAATATCTTCTAATTTTTTTGTCATAGTTTTATTTACTTACGTGTGCCATTATGAAAAAGTTGTTCTTCTGACAACACTCGGAATCTTATTTTGTTTTGTTTTGCATAGGCATTAGCGGCCTCCCATTTTGCCATGTTTATTACAGCCTGTTTTTTTTTGGCAGTGCTTTTGCCTGCATCAACAATACTTGTCTGCGATTTAGGTTTCACCTCAATCAGTTCAGCATTTTTCCGGCCATTTTTATCAATATAAACTACAAAAAAGTCAGGCACGTAAACAGTATACTTGCCAGTGAATGGATGTCTATAAGGAATCTTTATTGACTCACTGGCCCATTTAGCAACATTTGGGTGTTCGTCACACAGTCTCATAAATGTTTGTTCCCAACTTGATCTATAGGTTGGAGTTTTAAGGCCAATATATTTTTCAGAATTTTTTGGTTGAAATTTGCCCTTAGCGAATCTTGGCAACATTAGTCTATAATGTTTCTAGACACAGTCTCCTTGGTTGTAAGAGTCTGTCTTACACCTAATCTGCTAGACTTGTATCTATTAGCATTCAAAATTATTGTGATTAATTCAGATAGTTGTATGTCGGTAACTCCAGATAATTTATCTAAAATACTTTGTGGACTGATATTGTCAATTTTTGCTTGTGCTAAAATGACGTAGGCAGTTGATTCTGCAGATGTTCTTGCAAAGCCTCGTTTAACAAAAAAAGCAATGGCGGCATCATATTCACCAGTATTAAATTCGTAGTTAGTTTCATACGTATTTGTAGTAAGATCAGTAATTGTTTTTTCTAATTCGTCTTGGTTCTGTGCAGGTAAATTTGTAAAAAAATCTGTACGTCCTCCTGTTGAACCGCCACCATATTGTCCTGCCATTATAAATTTGCCCTTTCTACAGTAATGTTAACATCTTGTGATGCTCTTTGTATTCTAATGTATCCTTCAGTAACAAGTTTTCTTATATTTGTAATAGTTTTACTTCTATAAACTGCTTTAGTGGTATCAGAAGACTCAGAATACTCTACATCACTTTCCGCCACAGTAAGTCCTTTTCTCGAACCAATATCTTTAAAATATATTCCAGCTGCAACTTGATCTTTAATTGCTTCGTTGTTACTGACTAAGTTGAAAGCCTCATCAGCAGTAAGAAAAATAGTTGAATCCAAAGGAATGTTATTCAGTTGGGTTTGTAATTGTCCAGTATTGTTATCTACTGTTCCTTTTGGTGATGCTCTTAAAAGTTCAGTGCTTGCTTTGCCTAAAGCAAATGCTTGTACCAACCCTAAATTTGTGCTACCTGATTCACGTATTTCGTTGATTCCTTTTTTTGCGATTCCTCGCAGTTCATCTTTAACATTTTCTTTTTTAATTTTTTTTAAGTTGTTATAGGTATTTGATGCGGCCAAAATTCCACCTACAACGTTACCATCTAAAAAATTACCTATTGCAGATGATATGCCACCAACTACGCCTCCAGGGCCAAAAATAGAATTTGTACCTCTTCCAAACACAGATAATGGAGATGGTTCTTTGTCATAATTAATTTTTGCAAAGCCTCTGCCTTTAACCTCTTCAATTGATCCTGAGGCATATAAAACAGTTTCATAAAATACTTGCATTGTGTTTGCCATGATACCAGTACCGTCTGCATGATCAACATTATCATGACTGAATGATCCAATCACTGGATTTACTAATTGCATAGATGTGAACTCTTGTTTCCTAAGCACAAATATTGATC